CCAACAGTCCTAACCCGTACGGACATATAGAAGTGAGGGGCAGTTGCTGCCCTGTGGCTGCCCCTCACGCTCACCTTTAAGGATTTAACAAATGGCACTTATAGACCTAGAAGAATTCAAAGCGGTCTTAGGTATTGGCGATATTTATGCGGACACAATTGTTCAAGAAGTCGCCGACGCTGCTGACGCCATTGTTTTAAGTTATTTAGTTTTTAACCAAAGCAAGATTAACTTTGTGGCATTATCAAATAATGTTGCAACCTACGGCACGACCGCGCCGCACGCTTTCGCTGTTGGTGACAGCGTTTCTATTTCTGGCTGTGGCAGCCCGTTTAATGGCACTAAAACAATTACAGAAAAAACAGCGCTTACTTTCAAGGTCGCCATTACAAATGCAGATATTAAAGAAAAGCAAATAAAACCACTTGGCAACGCAATAATCCCAAGCCAAGTTGGACAATGGGACAACACGCCAGCAATTAGAGAAGCTGCGCTTTCAGTTGCTTGCGATATTTGGATTACTCGACAAGGCACACTAGGGCAACAGGGCGTCGATTTTCAACCCGCACCATATCGCCTAAGCCGTAGTTTAATGACTCGCGTTAGTGGATTACTTGCGCCATATATGAACGTAGAGAATTTAATTGGCTAACTTAGTTGAACTACGCAGCGACCTTGCAGACGCTTTAAGCGCTGCTGGGCGAGTCGTCTATTCATTCCCTAAAGAACAAATAACTCCGCCGGCTTTGGTGCTTGTGCCTTCAAGCCCTTATATTGTGCCGGTAGGAATTGGCGGATTAAATAACCGCATTAACGTACGTTTTGATTTAACCGCTTTAGTAAATGCCACAGATAACCAAGCAGCTTTGGCAAATTTAGAAACTTTAATGCTTGCAGTTTTTGACAGTTTGCCAGCCGGTACATCTGTCAATAACTGGTCGCAGCCGACAGTAACGGCTATTGCTAACCAAGAATTGCTAACCAGTGAGATTACCATTGAGTTAGTAACAACTAACAACGGAAACTAGGAAGGGTCAGAAATGGCAACTTACATTACTGGAAGGGATTTGACCCTTACCATAGACGGCGACAGCTACGACGCACAGGCTTCAACTGTGACTTTGGCAGTTGTACCAAACCAAGCAACACTTGAAGTCTTATCAGGTCGCGCTTACAAAACTATCGACTATACAGCCACTTTAACTGTTGAAATGTATGCAGACTGGGGCGCAGTTGGTTCACTTTGTGACGCACTATTTGATGCCGCTGGCGCAGCTGGTGACACACCTATTGCCTTCAGCTTTGACGCAAACGGCTCAACCTTTACTGGCAACGTATTCCCGAACTTCCCAAGTGCAGGCGGCGGCGCAGTAGATGTGCTGACAACTACTGTTGAATTTGTTGTTGAAGACGGCAGCGTTTCACGCGCATAACTACTAACAGAACAGGGCAACCTTTTATGAAATACGAAGTAAAAACCAAACAGGGCAAAAATTACATAGTGAGCGACGAAAGCGCTTGGCTCTGGATAGAACTAGAACGTGGTCTAGGTCTGACTATGAAGCAAGCAATTAGCAAAATGGCAGAAGGTTCGTTGGACGTCATAACTTGGCTACTTCACCGAGCTGCGTTAGACGCTAAGCACACCGACATAAAGACACAGAAAGCTTGGGTAGAAACCGAGTTTGACAGTTTCGAGGTGCTAGAAGACGACCCAAAAGCCACGCCGACGGAAGCATAAGGCGCAGCCTAGTGCTTATTGCCGTACAAACCGGCATACCGTTGCAAGATTTGTTTACTTGGTCGCTTACTGATGTTTCGACAGCTTTAGAACTACTAGCAAGAAAGGCGTGAAGTGTCTGATAGAACTACTATTCGGGTACAACCAGACCGCGCCCAACTTGCTGGACTTTTTAAGGCGTTTCGCGAAATGGACAAAGACAGCCAGACAAAGTTAAAAAACGAAGTTTCTTCTATTTCAGCTTGGTCTGCTGGCGAGTTACGCACAGGCGCTTTTGGCGCACCTATGCAAGCACAAGCCGAACGAGTGGCTCAAACAATTCGACCAAATAGAGACCGTATTCCAAACGTAACTATCGGCGGAAGCAAACAGCGTTTTTCGGGCGGTGCTGTGTCGGGGCAAGTTTTATTTGGTAACGAATTTGGCGCAAGCCCAGTTTCTCGCGCTGGCGCGTTCCCTAATGGCGGTCGTCGCTTCCCGTTCCGTAGTCCGGCAAAGGGTCGCGGGAATGCTGGCTATTGGATATTCAAAACGCTTTCAAGTATTCAACCCGAAATTACTCGCCGCTGGAAAACAAGCGTTACCGACGTATTAAGCAACTGGAACAAGGGAGCAGGTGGCGGCATTGGCTGAAATTAGAACGCTTAAATTAAACCTACTTGCTGACGTAAACCAGTTTGGGCGCGGCATAGCCCAAGCCGAAGGCGCTACAACAAACTTTGGCGGAACTGTTAGCCGAGTTAGTAAATTGGCTGCTGCTGCCTTTGCTGCCGTTGCAGCTAGTGCCGGTTATATGGCGGTCAAACTTGGCAAGGACGCAGTAAACGCGGCTATTGAAGACGAAAAAAGCCAAGTTACTTTAGCCAAAGCATTACAAAACACCGTTAAGGCAACAGACGCCCAAATTGCGGCAACCGAAGAATACATAACCAAACAGCAATTACTCTTTGGCGTATCTGATACCAAACTACGCCCAGCGCTTGGCAACTTAGCGCGCGCCACAGGCGACCTTACAAAAGCCCAAGACCTAACAAACTTATCGTTAGATATTGCTGCCGCTACCGGCAAAGACGTCGAAAGCGTAAGCCTAGCCCTAGCCAAAGCCTATAACGGCAATATCGGCGCATTGACTCGCTTAGGCGTTCCATTAGATGACAGCATTATCAAAACTAGAGATTTTGAAACAGCCCAAGCAGAATTAACTAAATTATTCGGTGGCGCAGCAGCAGCTAACGCTGACACTTATGCGGGCAAATTAGCAATACTAAGCGAAAGCACTGGCGAACTTAAAGAAAGCATAGGCACACTTTTACTTCCAGAAGTTTCTAAATTGGTTGATTTTGCTAATCGCAGTTTGTTGCCAGCAATCGAACAAGTTGCCGACGGCTTTGCCGGTACTGAAACTTCAAGCGAAAGCGCAGCTTACAAATTAGGCGAAAGTATTAGGCAATTAACTGACGCTTTTGGAAGATTATTTGACGCTTTCGGCGGGGCAAATGCAGACAATGCAAGTAAAGTTTTAGGCGTATTAACTGGTGCTATTAACTTATTTGCTGGCGCTATTAACTTATTTGCCGCAGCGTTAGAACGTTTACAAAAAGTTTGGGGCGGAATACCAGAGCCTTTACAAAGACTTTTATTTGGCGGTAACAGTCTAATTCTTAACCAATTAACTGGCGCAACTAATGCCGCCGCTAGTGCTGCACTATTGACCCCGCCTACATCTACACAGCAAACAGCGCTACAGCAGCAAAATGTAACCATTAATTTAAATGGGGTTGTTGACGGCGAAAGCGCCCGCCGCTCAATAGAAAAAGTTTTGCAAAATTCAGGCAGTCGCACCACGCCCGTTAAATTAGCAAGGTTGCCGCTGTGACAACTTACAGCCCATTTCCAACTGTTGAAATTGACGGCGGAATTTATTACGCAGACAACACAATTAGCCGTATTTCAATCACTAAGGGACGCCGTAATATCTACGAGCAACCGCCGCCCAGTTTCTGCATAGTGGAATTTTGGACAACTGCTGACAGCCCATTAAATATCGCTTTATCCAATAGTCTGACCGTTCGAATACAAGATAGCAACGGCGATTACCAAAAGATATTTACCGGCACAATTTCAGACATTGAACTGACCCTTGAACAATACGGCGATATTGGAAATATAGCCCGCTATACCGTTACATCTGTTGGCGTATTAGCCCAGTTAAACAAACGCATTACGGGCGCTTTGGGCTTTAGTAAAGAATTCGACGGAACGCGAGTTTTTAACATTCTTTCGGACGCTTTTTTGCAATCGTGGGACGAACTTTCACCTACTTTGACTTGGCAAGAAGTAAACGCATTAACTACTTGGGAAAACTTTGACGCAACGGCTCAAGACTTATTAGACAATTTAGCGGCTCAAATTGACGTTCCGGGAGATTACGAATTAACAGCCTATTCCGACGGCGCTGCTAACGCTTATGATTTAGCCACAGATGCCGCCCAATCTGGTCGCGGTATGTTGTATGAAGCACAAGACGGGACACTTTGGTATGACAGTTATTCCTCAAGGGCTACCCAAACGCCATTAGTCTTAACTGCTGACGATTTACTTGCCGCAGGTCTTAGACAAGCTGCTCAATGGTCTGAAATTGTAAATGACGTCGAAGTTACTTATAAAAATAATCAGTCCGCTTTTGCAGCCGATGGCACAAGCCAACAACTTTACGGGCAACTTGCCGGCACACGTTCCACTAGCTTAGAAAACGGCACAGACGCCCAAGCCCAAGCAGACGCGTTTTTGGAGTCTCGCGCCTATGCCCGCACCTACCCAGAAGAATTAACTATCCCACTCCACAGCCCAACAGTTTCGGACGTAACCCGCGACGCGTTAATTGCTATGAAAGTGGGCGCAAGCGTTTACACAGACGACTTGCCGGCGGTCTTTGGTTCAATATTTGACGGCTTTGTTGAAGGTATTCGCTGGGAACTAGACCGCTACACCGCAAACATTATTTTGACTTGCTCGGCGCAATCAGAGACATACCCACACCAAATTTGGTTGCAGGTCGCACCAACTTTGACTTGGGCGACGTATAATGCTACTACGGAATGGAGTGATTTATAGTGGCTGGCTCTACAAGCTATTACGGGATTAGCTACCCGACTAGCACCGATTTTGTTAAAGACGGTGCTACTGCTATGCAGACAATCGCGACGGGCTTTGACAGCGTTGTTGCTATCCCGACATACAACAATCAAACTGGAACAACTTACACTTTTGTTTTTGCAGACGCAGCAAAAATAGTGAGTTCAAATAATGCTTCTGGCGTGACATTTACAATTCCGCCACAGTCTTCAGTTACTTGGGCAACTGGAACAACTTTAACAGTAACCAATTTGGGAGCTGGAACTTTAACTATTGCTGGCGGCGCGGGGGTGACAGTCACAAACGCAACGGCAACCGTATCGCAATACGGAAGCGCTTCAATCATTCGTACAGCTTCAGACGCTTGGACGGTTATCCCTTTTGCTGGCGGGGTTGCTCTTTTAAGTGACAGTTCTGTAACTGGAACAACGGGCAGCCCCACAACAACAACTTATACAAGCGGTGGCGTAAATTACAAAACTTATGCTTTTACTGGTACTGGTTCAATAACCACTGATGAAGACGGTTATATAGATGTTTTGATAGTTGGCGGAGGCGGCGGCGCTGGTCGTGCTTACGGTGGTGGCGGCGGTGGTGGTATTTTTGAAACAACTTCAACTTTATTATCCGCTGGAACGCACACTTTAACAGTAGGCGCTGGTGGGGCTGGTTCAGGTTCTGTTGGTGTAAATGGCGCTAATGGTGGAGTTAGTGCAGGAATTTTTGGACTTAATATAAATGGCGGTGGCGGCGGCGGTTCATTTTCAAACACAGGCTTAAATAAAGGCGCGGCTGGTTTATTTCCGGCTGGTTCAGGCGGCGGCGGCGGCGGCGCTGACACTGGTTTCGCTGTTGGAACTGGCGGCGCTGGTGCTGGTGGTTATTTAAGCGGTTTTGCTGGCGGTAATGGTTCAGCAGTAAACACTTTGAACGCTGGCGGCGGCGGCGGTGGTAATACTGCTTTAGGCGCTAATGCTTCAGGAAATAATGGCGGAAATGGTGGAGCTGGTAAAAGTTCAAGTTTAAGGACAGGTTCAGCCGTAGGTTATTGTGGCGGCGGCGGCGGCGGCTGTAATGGTGGAACTGCTGGAACAGCAACAGACGGCGCTGGCGCTGGAACAAATACAGGAAATGGCGTAGCCGCAACAGCCAATACAGGTGGCGGCGGCGGCGGCGGCTTAACTGGCGGCGGCAACGGTGGTTCAGGGGTAATTGTAATAAGGGTGAAAGCATAATGGCACATTTCGCAAAAATTGAAAATAAAATTGTCACCCAAGTAATTGTTGTAAATAACGAAGCATTGAACAATTTAGAATTTCCTGAAAGTGAGTCAGTAGGTCAAGAATTTATTGCGTTTTTAGGTATTGAAGGAACTTGGAAACAAACTTCTTATAATGCTAATTTTCGTGGCAAGTATGCAGGAATTGGTGACACTTGGACAGGTCAAAATTTCAAAGCGCCTGAATTACCAATAATTGAAGAACTAATAGAACCAACTGAATAATTAACCGACAACAGGGCTACTAACCGAAAGGAAAAATAGTGGCTCTACCGATACAAGGCGGGAAGATAACTACCGCTTACCGTAAAAAAGGTAAGCACTGGTCAAAGGGTTACCATACAGGCGTAGACTTCGCGCAACCAGTTGGAACGCCAGTTTATGCCGTACAAGGTGGCACAGTTACTAAAGCTAATTGGGGCAAGGCTTACGGCACACAAATTGTTATCGACCAAGACGCACTTAATGACGGCACACCGCAACGAATTGCCGGCGGCTGGGCTATCTACGCACACCTAAGCAAGTCAAATGTAATCGCTGGGCAAAGGGTCGAAAAGGGCGATTTAATTGGCTACGTTGGAAACACCGGCAATTCAACTGGTCCACACTTGCACTTTGAAGTTCGCAACAATATCAAATGGTCAGCCGGTACAGAGCGCGACCCTATGCCGTTCATTAACGCCTAAGGATAGAAATGGAAAAATACAAAAACTTTATTACTCGCGCCGTGGCGTTAGTTTTCTACGAATTTTTTGCGACCTTTGGCGTATCGACTATTTGGAACGTTCCCAAATTACAAGCTGCTTTAATCGCCGCAAGTCTGCCTTTAGTTGTAATTGCCCGCGAAACTGCCAAAGCCTTTATAGACGACGGCAAGTTTACAAAGGACGAGCAAAACGCCGTCATAGAAGCCGCTAAGGACGCTAAAAAGAAATGAACCTAATTATGACGGCTGGGGAAATTGCAGTCGCCATAGGGGCGATTTTGGGCGTTTTTGGGCTATTTGTGAAGTATGGAATAGTTCTACCTATAAAAGCCTACATAGACCAGAAAACCTACCCAATACAGCCGAACGCTAACGGGGGCAAGTCTTTGCCAGATGTGGCGCTTGGCATAGAAGCCATTAAGTTAAGGCTTGACGGCATTGAACGCAGGGTTATGCGGCTGGAAGACACGCCGAAAAACTAAAAGCCCTTGCGCGTTGCATAATGTTGCACTATGTTGAAACCTAACAGGGGGTCAAGTGGACAAGTACCTTACAGCGTCAGAGTTAGCGGCTAAGTTACAAGTAAACCGCACAACTATTTGGCGCTGGGAAAAGCAAGGCTTAATTAAGCCAACCAAAATTGGCAAGACCAAACGGTTCAGCCAAGACGAAATAAATAAATACACAAAATAAAAAAAGGAAACAGGGCAAATGACAATAGAAACAACAGTAATACTGACCGCATTAGTTGGGCTATTTTTTGGCGCAATTATTGGCACAGCGATAGGCATTAAAGACGAAGCCAAAAAGTCGCAGCGCAAATGGGAAGACCTAATTAACCGCGCTATGCGTGACGCTTATAACGCAGGTTATGCAGACGGCAAAAGCAAAGGCACAAAGCGCCCAAGTGGGAACAAATGAGCTTCGACCTTAGCAATTATGTAGACGTTAAGACTCGTATAAAGATGTTTTACGAGCGTTTTCCCGAAGGTTCGTTACAGTTTGAGTTTAAGGGAACGCTTGGCGAGAATATTTGGGGCGTGGCTTATGCCTACCGCACACCAGAAGACCCAAGACCAGCAACCGGCACAGCCAGCGAGTTAGCCAAAGGCAAGACTGCTTTTACAGCCGGCAGCGAGTTAATGAACTTGGAAACTTCTGCCATTGGTCGCGCTATTGGAAACTTGGGCATAGGCATAGAAGGCGGAATGGCAACAAGCGACGAAGTTAAATTTGCCAAAGAGCGCCAGCGTGAAATACCAAGCGCCGAAACTTACGACCCTTGGGAAGCCGACAAACTGGGAACGGTTGAGCAAGCATTAGCAGCTATGGGCGCACAGCCTTTGTGCGACTGTGGCGTGCCAATGAAGCACAAGACCGGCAACCGCAAAAGTGACGGCAAACCTTATAGTGGGTTCTTTTGCGCAAACAATTCCGACACTTGTAAACCGCTTTGGGACAAGTAATGCACCAAATACGAGATTTAGAAGCGCACCGGCGCAACACTTGGGAATGGGACAAATGGGGCTTTACAGCCGACTGGGACAATGGCTGCACACTTAGCGACATTGACGGTTTTTACCCGCACTTTGCCGAAGTTTCTGGACGGTTTTTAATCATTGAGGTTAAGAGCTGGAACAATCAGCCACCGAAGCCAGAAGTCAATTACTCTAGCGGTCAAGCAAAGGCGCTGTTTGCGCTAAGCAAAGACCCAAAGTTCACGATTATTTGGGCTTGGGGCGACACCGCAACACAGACTATTTACGATTACGAAGTTTGGACAAATGGCGGCGTTAATCGTTACGTCATTGACTTCAAAGACTTCCTTAATCGTTGGTTCAAGTACGCTAGGGGTTCACTTGTTTGAGCTTGTAATTGTTTTGTGTTTAGTCGTAATTGGGGTGTCAATGTGGCTAGACCGCTAAAAGATGAAGACGTTATGCGCTGCACTTGCGGCGCTTGGTACTACATAGGTAACCCTTGCGGGTTTTGTGAAAAGGAACAGGGCAAATGAACGAAGAACTATGGGCAAGTGTAGAGCGTAAAATGCGCGGCTATTTGGAAAGCGCCAAGCATTTAGGCACTACTTGCGAAACTTGCGGCGAGTGGCTAAACCCAAGTGATACCGGCGTAGACCCAACTAATGGTATTCGGTACTGGGTTACTTATTGCTGTGGCAACGTACACCGCTACGAAGAAAAACTAACCGGCTTTGGTGTTGTGCTAGATGATTTGTAAACACGTCAATAGAATTTGGTTTAGTACCCGAGAATGGGAATGTCTGGACTGTCCGGAAACGGGGCGTCTTGACTAAATATATTTTAGACCCAGCTAGTTCTATGAGGTCGTTTTACTTTGACAAGCAAGATAAACGCGTAATCTTTGGCGATATTCGAGAACACGAAGAACACTTGCTAACTAACGGGCAAACAATACGC